TTTAGATATGAAGTCGCATTACGTGACGAAGCATACGAAGAGTGTGCTATAATGAAAGATATATTTGACTATTTTGAGTACGATCCTGAATAACTTTATTACTGACAACTACGATAAGATTGTTCACTTAGCAAGAAAGACCGTTAAAAGCTCTGATAGACTTATTTATGAGGACCTCGCGCATCATGCAATGGAAGCATTTATTAATCATGATAGAGCAGAAGAACTAATAGAAACTAAAAAGGCTATGCAATTCTTAAGTGGTATTATGTATAGAAGCTGGTGTAGTGGTCTTTCACCATGGCATAAAGAAAGAAGTGGCTATCGTAAAGAAGTAGAGTTATATCCTGATATAATAGGTACTGGAGGTTTAGAACTGTTTGTAAACAAATCACATACTGAAAACGTATGGGCTAAACATGATGAAGCCCCTTATGATATGGAATGGGATCTACAGATAGAAGCAATAGAAGGTGTAATGGAAGATATGGAGTCAGATACAATAGAACAATGGTTTAGAGTCAAACTATTTAAGATGTGGTTAGATGAACCTAATTACTCAGAGTTATCTAGATCAACCGGTATACCTAGAACAACAATTAGTCAAGCAGTGAAAGAATGTAAAGACTATATAAAACAAAGAATAGAATGGAATTAATACTAATGATATTAGGAGCAGCAGCGTTAGGTCATCTAGGTGCAGACTTCTTTACACAGTTTGATTGGATGCCAGATAAACCAATGAAATGTAATATGTGCTTAACTTTTTGGTTAAACATCGGACCTTTTATATTTCTAAGTGGGTACGAAGGTATCTTTTACGCAGCACTAGCAGCAATTATATCAGAATTATATTTAAAATTACTACAATGACAAACGAAGACTACACATGGTTAACCCAAAATAAACAGCTATTAGGTAACGTTGGCATGACTAAACAGCAAGCCAAACAGATATTTAATATCTATAATAGGATCACCGGTGAAAACAAACCACAGACTAGCTGTGGCCGCTGTGTACTAAACATTAAAAAAAGATTAAGACACGAATATGAAATCATACACAATCTACGAAACAAAGACAGGTAAGTATACTCTTAATGAGAATGACTTCCCTGTAGCTACAATGAAGGCTAAGTCTTTTGAGATAGCTAAACAAACTATTAAAACCCTAAATAAAACACTGAAAGAAGATGGGAGAGTTTAAAGGTGGAGACCACAACATTAACAGAGCCGGGCGTAAAAAAGGCACAAAGAATAAGAACACAAGACTTATTAGAGAAGCTTATCAAAAGTTAACAGAAGATAACTTAGATAATATGAATAGATGGTTACAACAAGTAAGTCATGATGATCCAGCAAAAGCAATGGAACTAATGCTAAAACTATCTGAATACATTATACCTAAGTTAGCAAGACAAGAAATCACTGGTCAAGATGGTGAAGATCTATTTAAAGATATTAAGTTCTCATTCGGACCAGATATAAATGATGATGTTAATAGAATAGAAGAGTAAATGCAGTACACTGGTTTTACACCACATCCTAAACAGCGTCTGATGATTAATGAGATCATTGACGCTAAGGCTAAGTATCATGTAGCTTGTGTTGGTCGTCAGTTTGGTAAATCCTTAATGGCGATCAATCTCTCTTTATACTGGATGATTAATGAAGGACCAGTGAAAGTCTTATGGGTGTCACCGGTATACTCCCAAACAACAAAGGTACAGAAAGAGCTGATGCAAGCCATCGGCGCCAGTGGCATAGTACAAAACTGTAACTACTCAGATAACTATATTAAACTAAAGAACGGTAGTGAGATCATCTTTAGATCAGCAGAGAAGTATGATAACATTAGAGGCTTAACAGTAGACTATGGTATCTTAGATGAAGCAGCGTTTATGAAAGAGGATGCATGGAAAGAAGCGATAAAGCCAGTCTTCTTAGTAAAGGGTAAGAAGGTAGTGTTTGTGAGTACACCGAAAGGTAAGAATTGGTTTCATGAACTATACCAACTCGCGCGCTCAAACGATTACGAAAACTATCAAGCTTATACAGGTAGTTCATATGATACACCCTATATAAATAGAGAAGAGATAGAAGATGCAAAGAGAACCTTACCAACCAATGTATTTCAACAAGAGTACTTAGCTAAGTTTATAGACTCAGGTGGTGAAGTCTTCTCTAACTTACAAAGTAATGTAATGCAACAATGGGGCCAGAACAACTCTAAGATCTATTGTGGTATTGACTTAGGTAAACAAGAAGACTACACAGTAGCCACATTTATGAATGCTAATGGCCAAGTGATAGACATCTATAGAGCCAATGCACAAGAGTGGACTACGATGACCAATGAGATTATTAAGAGAGTAAAGCAGTACAACGCCACAGTAATGATAGAGGTCAACTCAATAGGTGATGTGATCTTCGAACAAGTGAAACGTCAATGGGCTGATACACATCCCTTTGTAACTACAAGTCGTTCAAAGAATGAGATCATTGAAGGCCTCATACTTGATATGAATGAGGACACAATTGGTATACCTAATGCTACACTATTCCCACCGCTTCTAAGCGAACTAGAAGTGTTTACATATGAATATAATCCTAAGACAAGAAACATTAGATACGGACACCCAAGTGGCTTACACGATGACTGTGTGATCTCACTAGCAATTGCAAACTACAACAGGAAGCAAAATAAAACTCTAGGTACCTATGCTATTATGGGCCGAGGTAATTCATATTAACCTAAAATTATATTTCTAAGTAGATGGCACAAATTAATATTAATAATAAGGCATACGAGATACCCGAAAGGTTAACAGTAGAGCAATACTATGGAGCTATCCAATTTGATTGGGAAGACCCTAAGTACTACCCTATGATCATTGCACAATGCACCGGTGCACCGCTAGCACTCTTAGCCAACGCAGGTGAGGAGTCACTAGCCTTAGCAATTGCACTGATAGTGAGCTCAATGAATGCAAGACGTAGTACCAGTATGATTGACTTAGAAGCAATTACATTTGGCCAATTCGTAGACTTAGATGTCTACTTAGCGTTAGGGTTAGACAAACACTTTAGAGACATTGTGCAGATGTTAAGTCCCGAAGCTAAATGGGCTGACGAAGCCATGTGGGCTATTGACAAGTATGCAGCATTTCGCACATACACTTACAGACAATACAGAGTCCTCTTCGGCTTAACTGAGAAGGACTTAGATGAAGCAGAGAAAACCGGTGACACTGAAGTTAGAGACAAGATGCAAGTAGCCCGCGCATGGTACAAAGTAATTGTATCGCTAGCACAAGACAACATATTACAAATAGATGAGGTCACAGAACAACCTCTGAAGAAAGTACTCAACTTTATGTCCTTACAAAAAGAAAAGGTCATGGAAGAGAACGAAGCTAAATTAAAACAAAAGAGACAATATGACTTACAAAGAACTCGTAGATAGTATTAAGAGTACGGTCGATCGACACTTGATCCTACAAGACTTCGGGTACGGAGCACTCACAGATATTAAGACTGTCGATGAGGGTACTAGAGTAAACTACCCATACGCATTCCTTAATCCAACACAGTCAACTAGGACAGGCCAAACAGTTACCTATAGGTTTAACCTTATAGTAATGGACGTAGCACAAGAAGACCCGACTACGGGCTTTGCAGACTACTTAGAGGTACAGTCTAACTGCCAACAATACATCGATGATATACTAGCTAACTTGCGCTTCGCTAAGCCATATGAACAGTTTGACTTAACACTGAATGTAAACCTAACACCATTTAAAGAGAGGTTCCAAGATACAGTAGCGGGCATGACAGCAACACTAGAGATGGAGTTACCGTTAGCACTTAATGATTGTATTACACCAATTAGATCTAATGTGTTAGTAGAGTATGGGTTTAATGATAATGCAATTGCAGAACCAGACCCTACAGGTCAATCAATCTCTACAAAGACACCTACATACGATACTGAGTCACTATATGGGACTTGTAATTATACAGGCGTATTTGTACCCGAACTTAAACAATACGAGATAGAGGTTACAGGTACTGCGCAAGCCTTAGAGGCTAAGCCTATTACACAAGCACCTAACATAAACCCTAATCGAGTTGACATGACAACATGTACATCTACGGGTTCTCTAGGGAACGTATTCGCTACTAAAGTTACTGGTTGGCCACAAGGTCAAACGACTACTACAGCATTTGAGTGGTCAGCTACATATATTGTCACAATACCCGCATTAGCAGCAGATGAAGAGGTAGCGTTATTATGGGCACTGAGAGGAGCAGATCCAGCGGACGAGGCACAAATGAAATTCATAAACACAGACATTAACATCTATGAGTTGTAATATAACATCAGGCATTAGCACAGGTTGTAACGACCAAGTAGGAGGGATCGTAGGTATACACTACATTACATGGACTGCAGACTTACAAGTCGATAGGGACCCTAATGGTGTAATTACCAGAGTCTATAGACCAGGTGCTGTAACTGCTCAAAATTGGGAGTTCATAGATTGTAGGTCGTTTTCAGGTAGTGTCACAGAGACTTACAACGTTAATAGTAATGGTAGTATCTTAGGGTTCCATCAGTCAGCACAGTTCTTTATGCCTATGACAGCTGCACCTTTAGGTAGTTCACTATTCGAATTTATACAGGATATAGCTGCACAGAATAATCTAGTCATTGGTATAGAGACTGAAGATAACGCGCCGATGAGAGGCTACTCTAAAAAGTGTTTTGTCTTTGGACTAGAAAGACCCGCATACTGTGCAGGTGGTAGTAAAGAGACTGGTATTACATATAACGATAACAACGGGTGGACTATGGAACTTGCAGCAGACTCTAAGGAGCCAATGCAAGAGATTGCCTATATGGCATTCCACTTGACCGACCCGTGTTACAGACAATCGAGTGACACTGATTGGTCATTTGATAATCAGGACTGGTTTAGCCTAGAGCCACTATTATTTTATGAGGGTGCTAATATTGAAGCACAAGGCAGTTCACCTAACTACTTATACCCATATATTTGGGTACAACCAGGTGAAACACTAACAATAGGTGCTCAGATTGCAATGGATTGGGGTGCTAATGCATTCTCAGGTACTACCTTCTTACCCGAATGGCAAATAGGAGAAACTTCGTTCGGCATGCCGTCTGCTCCGCTAGTATATGTTAATTTACCTCTACCTACTGCACCGGGAGTTTACAGTGTTCAGGTGAAAGGCGAATGGACTAACAACACAGGTGCGCCGTTTGCTATTAAACCAATTAACCTAGTGACACCAACTGGTGTAGATATTAGTGGCGGTGCCGAGAGACCTTTCGCTAGGTTTAATACAATAACTAGAAGCTCATGACAGTAGACGAATTTGAATCAGCACTCGGTGACTTCGGAGAAACACTAAATAACCTTAGTCCGATACTTACAGCAATAGGAGGTAGACTAGTAGATCAGATTAAACAAGATGCACCTACTGATACTGGTCAACTACGTAATAGTATTAAGGCAGTCATAGAAGATGACACCTTATCAATACAAATGTTATACTATGGTATCTTTCAGAATTACGGAGTAGATGGCATGCAGAACGCCCCAGCGCGTGAGGTACCGCAGTATGGAGTAATACAGCCAACAGCTGGTAGTCGATTCGGATTTAGTGGTGATTACACTATGATCGGAGGTAGCCTAAGCTTCGGTGCACGAAAAACAATATATAAGATGGGTCTTAAACCACAACCTTTCTTTAATGTAGATGCAATAGCCACAGTAGTAGCTGATGGAGTTGCACAACAATTAACAACAGAATTTTAACTATGGCAATTGACGTAATACAAACCCCAAATCAAATCACAGCGTATGGCTGGGATATGGCCTATGGTGCTAATCCAATTACATTAAGTAATCTATCATCTATTACAGGCGGTGATAAGTATGCATTAAGAATACTAGCACTAGGTAATCCAACACCGCTAGCAGATATTAGACAAACACCTAATAGACAAGGTAGAGCTATCTTTGATATTCAAAATATCTTACAAGCCTATATAGGACCACAAGTAAATACTATCGATAGTCTGTTCTACGGTACAGCGCCACAGAATGAACGTATGTCTACCGCAGGTCCAACTCTATTAGAATATCAAATACAATACGCAGCAGAGAATGGTGGTAGTATACCAGCAACAGGTCAACCCGGTGCATGGGAAACAATCTCAAGTATCTTCACAGTAGTCGCAGGTAGTAAGCAATACTTCGATGTACCATTTAACACTGATCCTTATAGACCAGAACTTGAAGGTGGCGATGAGGCAGATCCATGTACTGTGATCGAAAGAGCTGCTGGCCCTCTTAGTGATAATAGCTGGACGATAGCAGACACAGAGACTGGAGACAATCTACTCACTGCTAATGGAGGTTACCCTTCACCAGGCGGTATTGATATGCACAATGTATTTATGGATGATCAGTGTACTAAGACATTCTATCAAAAGGCCCAATTAGGTGTACCCGCACCTCCAGCAGAAGCAACAGGTATTGATGCATTTCATGTATTACAAGTAGGCTATCAAGGTACTGTAATTATTACTAATCTAGTACCAAACATACAGGCTAACGGTGGAGGACCTAACGTATCAAT